AGTGGGCGCTGACCTACATCGCCTACGACATCGGCGCGGCTGTCACCGCGGTGTGACACTGGGGGTGCGCCCGGGCCGGTCCCCGTCGGTCCGGGCGTCCACCTCACGAAAGGAGCACGGCATGCCGAAGGCCACCGTGGCAGGACCGTCCGAAGCGGACGACGACGGCGTGTGCCGCACGTTCGAGCCGCTGGACGTGCAGCACGGCGGGGAAGAGCCGCCGGTCGCCGAAGGCGACTACAGCGAGGGCGAGGGAGGTGCGTCATCAGCTGGCAGCAGCTCATCGGAATCTTCCGAGACGCCCGAGCAGAACTCGCCTGGGAACAGTCAACCCCTCCACCCGACTGCCCCATCTGCGGAGATGTCCTCACCGCAGGAGACGACGGGCGACTCCGATGCCGGTTCACCGACCACTTCGTCTACGACGGAGTCCGGCGAGACGTCCCCGGATGAGGATGACGTCGAGGCGGACGACGAAGACGGCGACGTTCAGGATTCCGACCACCTGTGACGTACGCTGAGGCGGCCGGGCCGGTGTAGTTCCCCTCCGCCGGTCCGGCCCCACAACCACATACCGCGGTCGCCCTAGGATGCAAGGGGTGCAAGACAATGGCCGACATCCTGTATGCCACACGCGAAGACGTGCGGCACGCCGTCGACGCGCAAGGCGCGACGCGCGATGATGTCGAGATCGACCGCGCCCTGGCCGCGTCCACCGAGAAGATCAACGGTGCCCTGAAGCGGGATTTCGCCCCCTGGACCGGCACGAAGTTCTTCGACTGGCCCAACTTCGACAACTCCGTCTTCCGCCTCTATCTGGACTGTGACGCCCAGCTGATCCGGCTGGACTCGCTGACCTCCGGCGGCATCGCCATCGACACCGCCCAGGTCAACCTGGAGCCGAACACCGACGGTCCGCCGTACAACACGGTCGAGGTGAACCGGGACACCATCGGCGCCTGGACGCAGGGCCAGACCTTCCAGCGCAGCATCGGCGCGGCCGGCCTGTGGGGGTTCGACCTGAACGAGGACTCGGCCGGCGTGCTGGGGTCGTCGCTGAACTCCAGCGCCACCCAGATCACGCTGCCCGACGCCGTCACGCTGGGCGTCGGCTCCCTGCTACGTGTCGATTCCGAGCGGATGATCGTCACAGAGAAGGACTGGGTGACCACCGGGCAGATCTGCCTGTCCAGCCTGGCCGACCAGGACGACGACCGCACCATGCAGGTGGCCGACGGGACGCAGTTCCGGCGCCGCGAGGTGATCGCGATGGACGCCGAGCTGTGCGAGGTGACCGGCGTCTTCGGCAACACCCTCATCTTGCTACGGGCCGTGAGTGGCTCCCTGCTCCAGACGCACGCCGGCAGCCCCATCTACTCGCCGCGACTGGCCACGGTCGCCAGGGGGCAGCTGGGCACCAGCGCGGCGGCGCACAACAGCGGCGCGACGCTGAACCGCCACCTGTACCCGGCGCTGATCCGGCAGTACGCCGTCGCGGAGGCGCTGATCGAGCTGAGCCTCCAGGCGTCCAGCTACGCCCGGACCCGGCCGGCCACCGGCAGCATCGGCGGCCGGGGCATCGCCGTGGAGGAGACAGGGCCGACCGACATCCGCGCCCAGGCACTGTCCGCCTACGGTCGGTACGGAAGGGCGAGGGCGATATGACCACCGTCGAGTTCTCCGGCCCCTACTTCGATGCCCGCCTGGACGCCTACGGCGATGAGCTCAACCATGACCTGGAGGATGCCGTCGCCCAGCAGGCCATGGCCTACTGGCACACCTACCTGGAGGGGTCGCTGCGGCACCCGACCGGCTTCTACGAGAGCCACGTCCGGATGCAGTCCAGTCCGTCAGGCGGCGGTGGGACCGTGGTCAGCGACCAGGGCGTGATCTACGGGCACTGGCTGGAGGGCGACGGCAGCATGAACAGCCCGCGGACCCGCTTCCCCGGCTACTGGTCGGCTCGGCGCGCGACGGCGCAGACCGAAGGCCAGGTGCGTCGGCTGTCCGAAGAGCCGGTGCGCAAGTTCCTGGAGCGGATCAATGGCTGACGCGATGGGCTCCATGCCCAAGATCCTCGCCATGGTGCGCAGCATTCCCAAGCGGCTGGGGACCTTCGACACCGTGGAAGGTCACGAACCGCTGAACGCGCCCGGCAACGGCCTGCACTGCTATAGCTGGGCCGGACCGGTGCGCTGTGTCGGGCAGCAGTCCGGTCTGGCGTCGGCGGCTGTGGTGGCCAGCTTCAACGTCCGCATCCAGACGCTGGCGGCCGGACCGAAGGCCAAGGGGCTCAACCTGAACGACATCGACCGGAAGCTCTTGCACGGCACCGGCGTGCTGTTCAACGCCTACATCAGCCACTTCCGGCTGACCGACCACGCCGGACAGCAGCTGGTGCGCATGGTGGACGTCTTCGGGGCCTACGGTGCGCCGTTGCAGATGAACCCCGGCTATCTCAACTCCGATGGCAACATCTTCCGCGTTGGCGTGATCACGCTGCCGCTGGTGCTCAACGATGAATACGACGAGGTGGAGTGATGGGCAAGCAGGGTGGTCTGGGCCAGCGCCTCTACGTCGGCGGATACGACATCTCCGGCGACATCATCGAAGTGGGCGGTGCGTCCATGCCGATGGCCACGCTGGAGACCACGGGCATCGACAAGTCGGCCAAGGAGCGGGTCTTCGGCCACCGTGACGGTCTGCTGGACGTGACGGCCTGGTTCAACCCGGAGAACGTCACCACCATCCAGGAGCACGCGGTCTTCTCCACCTTGCCGACCGCCGACGTGCCGATGATGTATGTCGTCGCGCCGCCGGCCATCGGCACGGACACGTACTGCCTGGCCGGCAAGCAGGTCAACTACGACCCGAAGCGGGCCCAGGACGGCACGTTCACCTTCGGGGTGTCGGCCCAGGCCAACCAGTACGGGGCCGACTGGCTGAAACTGCTGACGGCCGGCAAGCGCACCGACACCACGGCCACCAACGGCACCGCGCTGGACCAGACCACGGTGTCGACGGCGTTCGGCTGGACGGCGTTCCTCCAGGTGTTCGCCTTCGCCGGGACGGACGTGACCGTCAAGCTCCAGGACTCCGCCGACAACTCGACGTTCGCCGACCTGGCCGGCGGCGCGTTCTCGGCCATCACCACCACGACCCCCGGCGGCCAGCGCCTCCAGGGTGGCGCTCCCGCCACGGTGCGCCGCTACGTCCGGGTGTCCACCGTCACCACGGGCGGCTTCACCAATCTGGTGTTCGCTGTCGCCTTCCTGCGCAACCTCCAGGCCAACACGTACTGATGTGAGGGGAAATCATGTCTGTGACATCGCTGGAGCCACACCTTCCGCCGCACCTGCGCAAGACCTACGGCGTGCATCACGCCACCCGACAGGCCGGCTGTCATGAGGTGATCGACGGCTGGGCGGTCTGCCCGGCGTTCTTCAACGGATGGGTCACCGACCTCAACCCGACCGACCAGCGCAATGCGGCGGCCATGCAGTACTTCGACTCCGGCGAGTCGGGCCGCCACTTCACCAAGGAGTGGATGCCGGACGGGTTCTGGCGGTACACCTTCCCGCCGGGCCAGCGGTGCTTCAACGCGCCGCACACCATCGTGGATCGCCAGGAGGAGCCGAAGTACCTGCTTCTGGCTGGCGACCATCGGCACTACATCGGCGACCGGGACGCGACTACGGGCCAGGTGAAGCCCTATCTCGTCCACAGTGGAGCCGATGCGTTCATCGACGACTTCGCCAGCCATCAGGAGAAGCTGGCGGCAGCGGCCGAATAAGGCCGAGACCGAAAGGAAGTGAACGACCATGGCGAAGGTCTCCGGCCTGGGATGGACCACGCTGTCGCTGGACGACGGCTCCGGCACCTTGACCGACATCAAGAACGACATCACCGACCTGGACATGGCCACGCCTCGCGCGGTGCAGGACGTGACCGGCATCGACAAGAGCGCGTTCGAGCGGATCCTCCTGCTGGCGGATTTCTCGGCCACGCTCAACGGCGTGTTCAACCCGGCGGCGTCGCGGGCCCACGCAGTGCTGTCGACGGCGTCCAGCTCCAACCAGGTGCGGTCATTCGCATCCACGATTCAGTCGAAGAGCCTGAACGTGGAGACGCTGCTCACGGACTACCCGCTGAAGCGCGCGTCGTCCGGCGAGTTCACGTTCGCCTGCCCGCTGGTGCTGGCGGACGGCACCGTGCCCACCTGGTCGTAGGTCCACAGTAGACAGAGGGGAACACATCATGGCCGACGGCTACGAGGTGGAAGACACCACCTACACATTGGAGTTCGACGACCATCCCGGCGCGGAGATCGTCTGCTGCGCCGGGACGATGGCCAGCCACCTGGAAGCGCTGTCGCTGGACTGGGTGCTCTCCAGGGAGGCCTTCAGTCAGCGGTTTCACACTGACGAGGAGGTCAACGCGGAGTTCGCCCGGCTATTCGGCATCTTCGCGGAGCACATCGTGTCGTGGAACCTGACACGCAAGGGCGAACCGGTGCCGATCACTGCCGACGGCCTGATGTCGCTGGACCGGGAGTTCGCCAAG